ATCTTCAGGAGCAGGCTTCATGTCTTCTGTGAATGGCGGCTGTTGTTTGCCATACCGTGCCATTGAACTCATATACACAAATCGTTTTACATTGTGTTTGATTGACGCTGTTAACACATTCACAGTTGCATCGTACGTGTTTCTTGTAACTAGTACAGGAGACACAACACTGAGTCCTTCATACGCTGTACAGGCCGCATGAATAACAATATCAAATTTTTCACGTGCAAACAGTTGATCCAATGCAGATTGATCACAGCAATCAATTCTTAATGTTTGAACTTCGGTAAGATTATCATCATAGCCACCAACACCATTGTCTATGCCAACTACTCGGTGACCTTTTGCATGGTATCGTTTGGCAAGGTGAGAACCTACAAATCCAAGAGATCCTGTTACTAGGATTTTCATAATCTTTGATAGATGCAGTCTCTGGTAATTTTATAGACTCTAGTATAACCTAGGCCTTCCAACCAGGTATTGATTGCCTGTTTGCCATCATTGCCTTGATTGAACACACATCGTTCTAAACATATCAAAGGCGACGAAGAGTCAATAGTATTTTTTGCACCGTGAAGCACTTGTAATTCTGCTCCTTCAACATCAATTTTTAGAACATCCACGTTAGTCAACTGCATTTCATCCATTGGACATAATTTTATATCACCTTTATATCTTTCTACAACCATGGTCGAACCCAGATGATTAGGTACTTTGACATCTAACACTCCGCTAGTATTTTTGTCAGACAAGCCATGTTCGATTAGGTTAACATTTTGTAAATTTTCACAGTTCTTTTTGAAACATTCAATATTGTAGTGTGCAGGTTCGAATGCTGTGACAGTATCAAAGTGCGGAGCATATTGTATGGCCCAACGTCCTACATTGCCTCCTACGTCAACCATGTGTCGAAAATTTTTACTACGTGCTAAAATTTCTTTATGTAAAGCACCGTCATGATCTTTCACTGACTGTGCAATATGATGTTCTGGATGATCATCATCTGGTATGTATAATCCTTCTACTAGTTGCATATTTTTTACTCTCCCAAACTTTTGTTACTTGTAATCATAATTTAGTGAAATAGTTACTTGATCTATTTGACTGTTGCTTCTGATCTCTAAACAATATTTTATAAATGCTATGATGTCATTACAATCAACACCGTTACCAGTCCATGTTGGTCTTGATCTAGACAACTCAGTATCCAATCTATCGGGTTTGATTAATGTTGTTTTGAAAGACACTTGATTATTTCTAAATGCTCGACTACATTGTAGGCTTGCCGCTTCTAAACTTTTTTTTGATACTCTATAAGTTTCCCATGAAGGTTCAGGAGCAACGTTATCATCACTAGCAATACTGCCTATGTTGAACAGCCAACCACTTTTATTGTGTGCTTTCCAAGACTCAAACATTTTCATTAACAAAATAGATTGTCCAAAATTTGCCCAATCTTCTTGAGGAGGTCCATCAAATGCATTATTAATAAAGATATCATAATCCAAACTTTTTTCAATTATAGTGTCAATGTTCTTAGTGATATCGTGATTGCTTGTAGATCTGCTTATACTGTCTGCACCCAAAGTTTCTACAATGGTTTTGCCTAATCCTCTATTTCCGCCTGTGACAAGAATTTTCATCTTACACTGCCTCCTTGGTCCCAACATTTGTTAAACGTCTGTCCACATGTGAAGGCACATTCAAATAGTCTACCGGCTTTGAAATCTTTTTTACTCCAACTGTCTACTAGATCATGCCAAAACTTGTTTTCAAATATTTCTATCATTGATTTGTTTTGTACTTGTAAGTTTTCTTTTCCATATTTTTTATACATCATTGTGATTTGATTATTATACTTGTTTTCTTCTAACGGGTCAAATGAACCAGGATCTGCTTCCTCATGAAACCGTGCATCATACAGATTATGTTCAAAGAAATTACAAGGCATCACTATGCCTTCTGCTGTTATTACTACTTTGTTACCTAGCAATGCATCACAGGTAATATCAGTTTGTTTGAAATAGTCAAGCATTGAGCCATACTTTTCTTTCACTTCATTTACTCTGCTGACACTATCGTTTCTATATTCGGGATTGTCTGGCATTTCTAAATGGCGTACTGTTTGACCTACACTGTTTTTCACGGGCCATTTCTCCATGGGTTCTAGTTTCTTCTGATCAAAGAATCTTCCTGTTTTGCGTACAAGACATTCGACGAAGTTATATTCTTCTGCTAGTTTTTTTACAGTTTCTATTTGATGTTCATTGTGTTTAAACACAATAAAGTTCCATTTGGCTCTTCCGCCTGTGTTGATAAAATTTTTAGCATTTTGTATTGCATGTTCGTATCTCACTCCTACTCTGTACAGATGATTAGTGTCTTCTAATCCATCAATGCCAAAGTCAATTTGTCCATAGCCGTTCATAATTTTTGCAATCTCTTCCCAAAAACCTTCTTTACGTTTGGCCCCATTGGTGTGTATGTATAACCACAAGTCTGCCCTTTGATCTCTAAACCATTGTAATATTTCTAAAAACTGCGGGTGAACAGATGGATCACCATAACTGCCACAGAAAAATATCTGTTTGCATCTATCCAATATGTCTTGAGTGAATGCCTTTTTTATCCATTCAATATCCATATCGACTAATGGCATGTGAGGATTTACTTTGCCACCATTGATATTTCGGGGACACTGTGGGCAGGCGGCATTACATCTTGTTGTAATTTCTAATTGCCATTCTGTGATTTCATCTAAATTAAATTTTATCATTCCGATTAAGCTTTTCTTCCATTACATTTACTTTTGGTAGCCAACCTAATGCTCTTAGTTCCACAGATGGTAAAACATTAGACTCTAATTCGAAGTCTTCTCCTTCTGTGACTGGCACCACATATCCGTTTTGTGCTACCAATTGGTCTACTTTAAATGCTATACCACAACCGCAGTCAAACACTCCCTGTTCTTCTGGATTGTTCATTATCGTTTGTATAGCACTTACAACATCCGACACATGGATAAAATCTCTAGTGTGTGTTGTTGCATATGTAATTGTACCTAATTTTAATTTAGAAATCAACATGTATTCATTAGCACCGTCGCCCCATACAGTTGAAAAACGTAAACCAACAGAATCTTTTGGTGCAATAAATTCGTCTACATATTTTGATAAAGCATAAGGATTTCTGTGCCACTCTATACATGCAGAAGAAGATGCATATATTACTCTTATATTGTGTTTGGCACATTCATTGAACACTGTTCTACATTTTGCAACATTTTCTTGCCAATATAAATCCGGTTTTGAAAAACTTTCACGAATGTCTGCTTTTGCCGCCAAGTGTATACAAAGATCTGATTTGGGGTCAATATTGAAATTGCCAATGTCTTTTTGTATGAGTAAATCCCAACAGTCAACAGTGTGACCGTTTGCTTCTAGATATTTTCGTACATGTGTTCCTATGAAACCATGTGAGCCTGTGAGTGTGATATGCATATTTTTATATATAGAATGCCCTATTGCTAGTCAAACTGTCCTGGCTGTTGACAACCACTGCACGTGGCTTAACTACTTCTATTTTTACATACTTGTCTTTGACAAACATGTCTGATGCTGTAATACCATCTTCATGAGCACCTTTAATTAAGCGTTGGGCCGCATGCGGTTTAATAACATATCCATATGTGCCCATCAGTTGATTTTCGCCTTTGCGTATGTTGACAAAATTTTCAACAAATGGATCATGACCCATATATGGATCTTCTTCAAATCTGTATCCATCGAGATGTAAAATATCTTGGAAGTCTTGATCATATGAATCACTTACCACACGCGAATCGTGTTCTAATACCACAATTGGCTCATCCAGTTCGATACATTTTTTCCAGACATGGTAGTGTGAAATCATACAACCACGGACACCACCTTTTTGCCATTTTATTTTGTACAGTTTAGGTCCCGGTAGATAAGGTTGAAGATTTTGTTCGGCAATAAATTTGTCAGCACGTGAAGGAGTAAATCCCTCCATCAGCCATGCATCAAGACCATGTTGTCTTGCTGACAGTTTACAGTCCAGTGCAGAGTCCACAGTAGATTGAACTTCTTTGAGGTATATTATAAACGCTTTCATTTAATCATTTGCTCCACGTGTGGTTTGAATCTTTTCCATACAGTGCCATCGCGTACTTCTTGCAATGTCCAATTGGTATAAGCAAGATTGTGTAACCACTGTGTGCGGTCTGGCATATGTGGATTTTCTATGTCTTTTAAATTGTTTGATCCTATGTCCCATGCAAGACACAAATCAGAAGTCATAAACACAGGCACACCATATGTGGCGGCATCGACAGCCGCAGTAGAATTGTGTGTGATCATGCAGTGAATATCATTAAGTTCTTCTAAGAAAGTCCATCTATAACCATGAAACATGCCACCACCTCGGGTCATGTCTGCAATTTTTATTTGCGGATGTCTTTTTTTAATATCTTCTGCACATTTGTCGGCATGATTAGGATGTGGTCGCAACATTATTGGTCGATCAGTCACTGCTTTTAATTGTTCTACAACCTCGTCAATCCATACGTATGGATCTTTTTGCGCCATGGACCAATTGTCTTTTGGTTGAGAACACAGCAGAATATACTTGCCTTCTTTACGCCATGGACGATCTGGTATGTTGAATTCGGATTTAATTTTGTGCCATCTATCACCATTACAATCTGCATTCAAAAAGTTTCCATTACGCATAGGCGACCATAGAGCACACCTAAAGTAGTGTGTGTTTGGGTCTGTTGCTCTGTTGCCAAAGGATGTCCACAGTCCTCCGTCGAACACAATAGGCACTCCGCCAGTCTGTTCCATGTGCTGTCTGATCTGTCTACGATTGCCTTTTAAAAATGATCCGGCATTGTCAGGACCATAACCAAAATGCACAGCAACTTTTTCTTTAGGAGGTCCCATCCAGCGTTCAGCATCACCTTTACCTTCAATCCAAACAGGCTCGTCACCAGCAGATGCAATGCCATCTCGCCACGCTTTCATCATTTCAAAGGAAGCACCTTTGCCTCTTCTTTTTACAGTGTTTCGAAATATCTCAACTTTCATTGCACAGTATTTAAATACGTACTTAAATGACAAGGGCAATAACGGTTATTACAACTTTTTCTTCTACCGGGTGGGACGAGTATGGCAAACGTATGGTAGAGACTTTTGTAAAATATTGGCCAAAAGAAATAAAATTAAAAATTTATTACGAAGTAAAACCTAATGTAGATTATGGTGATCAAGTCGAATGGGTAGATCTCAATGCAGTATGTCCTGATTTAGTAGCATTCAAAACAAAACATAAAGATAATCCACATGCAAAAGGTCATAAAATAGGTAGTGACCTAAAACGCAAAGGATCATATTTGTGGGACGCAATCAAGTTTGCACATAAATCATACTGTGTATCACACGAGGCTCTTAATAGTTCATCAGATTTAATAGTCTGGTTGGACGCGGATGTTGTTACCCATAATCCTATTCCAGCAGAATTTATTGAGAGCCTCTTACCCCAAGACAATTACTGTGCTTACTTAGGCAGACAAAAAATTTATCCTGAATGTGGATTTGTAATCTATGACACAACCAGTCCATACAATGAACAGTTTATGAAAGATTGGCAAGAATTGTACAACTCTGATAAAATATTTGATTTGGTAGAATACCATGATTGTATTGCATTTCAAACAATAAAAGAAAAGTACGAAGCACAAGGATTAAAGTCACATAACATATCTGAGAATCATCCGCATCGACCCGGCGTGCATGTGTTTATAAATTCTCCCCTAGGGGAATATATGGATCATCTTAAAGGCAAACGCAAACAAGATGGACATTCAAAACGCACTGACATCTATATTCAACACAACAACGACTACTGGAACAAAATCCAGTAACAAATGAAACTTAACATTATCAACAATGGGCACGGGCCTGAAAGCAAAGCTTGGTACACTCTGCGTCCACTAAAAAAATATCATCATGATGAAGGAATACCTACTATGTGGGGATTGCGTTTAGCCAATCATAGACGTGCTAGAGAATGTGTAATTAACAATAAGCCTTGGTTGTTTTGCGACATGCCATACTGGGGCCGTTGGAATCCTCTAAAAGAATCAGTAAGTCCTAATGGTGAATACTATTGGCGAACCATTTATAAAGATATTCATGTAACGAAAATACACGAAGGTCTACCTCACGACAGAATAAAAAACATATCAATAAAAGATTGGCGAACGAAAGGTGAGTACATTTTACTTGCACCTTCATCTGATTCTATTAATGGGTTTGTTGGAAGGCAAAATTGGGAAAGAGAAACAATAGAATTATTAAAAACAAAAACAGATATGCCTATAAAAATCAGATACAAACCTCGAGGAGGTGCTGGCAGAAGCGGTCCTGCTTATGCTCTTGTGCCGTTGGCAGATGATCTTGCCAAAGCGTCATGTGTTGTAACCTCATGCTCCTTGGTCGGAGTTGAAGCGGCCATAGAAGGCATTCCTGTTTACAGTCTGCCTAGAGGAGCCACTTGGCCTATTGCACAATCCGTAGAAAATTTTGGACAACCTAATTATTCAGAGCAACGCAAAGAATGGTTAGCAACACTCAGTTATCACCAATACACTCATGATGAAATACAATCAGGATTGTTCAAAGAGATAATGGAAGGCCTGTATAATGAAATGCGTTAGAACAATGCGGCCTGCTACAGAAAAAATAATAAATTCATGGGCCAAAGGTTGTGACGGTACTATTATTAATCCAATCAAAGATGGTCAAGACATGCCCCATGACACTTATGCTTTTTTAGGAGTTTTACGAGGCGCTGGCGATATGATTAAAAAATGCATACAAAAAAATTATGATTACTATTTTATTGATCATGCCTATTTTGATGCAGGACATAACAAAAAACCATCCTGGTACAGAGTAACCAAAAATGATCATGTGCAAAATAAGTTGTTGAATCGCACTTCAGACAGATGGCACAAACACTTTAACAAATCTATTAAACCATGGCGATCAGGCAACAAAGTAATAGTGTGTCCACCCACAGGAGCAATGGAGTGGATGTTTGATACTCGGGATTGGCTCAACACCACTGTAGATGCTTTAAAACAGAAAACTGACCGTGAAATTGTGGTGAGAGACAAGCCAATGAATCCACAAGTAAAACGCATTGACGGAGTAACAACCATTAATGGTTTTATCAAAACAAAAGAAGATAAAGCACTGGCAGAAGATCTTGCTGATGCACATTGTGTAGTAACTTTTAATTCAGGTGTTGGTGTGACTGCTATAATGGAGGGTATTCCAGTTGTGTGCGGTCCTGAATGTGCGGCATTTCCTGTAAGCAACACACTAGATGCTATAGAAGATTTACAAACGTTTGATAGACAGCCATGGTTGAACAGTTTGGCCCACAGTCAATTTACATTAGAAGAAATGGCGTCTGGGTACGCTCACAGTGTCATTGAATAACGCTGTGCCCAAGAACGCATCATCCAAGAAATAACTCTTGTTTTTTTATTTTTCCAATTGTCCATAGACACTGTGTTTTTTAAACAGTCATCTGCATTCATATATGACATTGCAAAATCATCCAAATCTTTGTTTGTGCCCAGCCAATAAATTAAAGGCACAGTCCAACCTGTTTTCATTTTGTTTATGATGTAATCAGGCATGTGGCCTTTGTATGCAATTTTGCTTAATAATTTTGTATCAGATTTGTCTTTGCCTATTTTATGATCAGAATGAATGTCCATGCAGTATTTCATAAAGCGTTGAGTAGCCAAAGGAAATCTTCCCTCCATGCCAAATTTCATCCCGAACTGATCATTGCGGGAAAAGAATTCTTCAGGCACTTGTGTGATGCAATCGATAGCCATATAAGAATTGATAGGATCTTCCGGATTCCAAAGTTCTTGTGGGATAATTTTACACAGTTCGCCATGTATTGCTTTTGCATCGACTTTTTTACTCAATTGCACAGGACGTTTTATTCTGTGCATCCATCGCCAAACACATTCTTCAAATGATGTAGGCAAGTTGTTTTTTAGTTTCCAATATTTGGGATAACCTCCTAATAATTCGTCACCCATATCTCCGGCCATGGTTACTACTACATCGTGTTGACTCAGCACTTTGTTGGTGTGATAATACATTGGCATACTCATATTATACACGGGTTGCTCCATTGTGAACATTGAGTCATTCCAACAAGACTTGACAGTCTCGGGAGTAACTTGAATAGGATGATGATTGAAGCCATAGTGATCAGCAAACCATTTTGCATGTTTGGCATCATCGTTATGATCCTCGCCTATAATAACATTAGGATTCATTTCATTTGTGAAAGAATCAACAGATGGTAGGATCTTGTTTAGTTCGTGTGCTATCATAGTTGAATCTAAACCGCCTGATAGAAACACACCAAATTTACGCATACCAAGCGTACACATTTTAACAGTTTCATGTACTTCTTGTCTAAATTCTTCTGGATCAAATCCTTTCTTAGAAGTAGGTTTAATAACCCATCGCGAAGTTCTGGTAAATTTTTGTTTGTGAATGTCATATACTAGAGTCTGTCCTGGTAAAACTTTTTTGATGCCTTTGAACATTGTGTTGGCAGAGATGTTAATACCTGAATAACTCATTGATGCACTTGCAAATTCATCAATACATCTGGCGCCTGGTACTTTATCAATCATGCCTTTAATCTCAGAACCAAAAACTAATCCGTCGGATGTCTCTGCATAAAACAGAGGTTTTATTCCTGCATGATCTCTTGACAGTGTAATTGTTTTTTGTTCTTTATCATAGTATGCATAGGCATGCATTGAATCAATAATGTTGCTGTTGATAATGTCCACATAAAATGAGTCCAATAAAAATGCCAATAATTCTGTATCGCATGTAGTTTTTGGGATCCATCCGCTGTTCCTATATAACCATATCACATGATCATAGTTGAATATTTCTCCATTGTAAATTAGTATATTACCCTTATCAGTGTGCCATGGTTGTTTGCCAACTTCAGGTTCGGAAGTAATTGATAAGAGATTGTGTCCTAAAGTTACGTGATCGTCATACCAAATGTCTGAGCCATCTGGGCCTCTATGACTGCAACTATCTATATAGGATCTAATAAATTCGGGGTCACGTTTTGTTATGCCGTATATACCACACATGTAAATATATGTATGGCAGGCCAATACTTCCTAGATAAAATACTGACATCTCCTGTGTTGCAAGATCCATGGCAACACCAAATTATAGATGATACTATTCCAACAGATGTATTTGATAGATTACAATCTCAATGTCAACAATTTCTTAACATGGACAATGGTGGTAATTTAAGATTTATATTTCCAGATGAATTTGATCAGTATGGCATTGATTTGTATGACGAAGTGTATGACATAGGCAAAACCATATTAGATAATGCAAAAGCATTGGTCAAAGACCTGTACACGAATCCAAGATGGTACAATAGTTTAACAGTGTATGCACACATTTCTATAACACCGCCTTTACCTTATAAGTTTGATATTCATGAAGAAGGACTGGAAAAAATTTGGTCGGCTGTGACTTATGTGACACCGATAAAAAACATTGGTACAAAAATGTATTCGACAAAAAATGAGTCTAGTTTTATAGCAGAAGCACCTTGGAAACCAAATTCGACATTTGTTTTTTGTGGTGAAAAAGGCAAAACTTGGCACTCGTATGAAAGTAGTGAATCAACTAATAGAATAACGTTGAATTACTTTATTATGAGTGACAAACGAGGCAAACGTTTTATTTAGAAAAAATATAATTGTTTTCTTTTTCGTTGCGTTTATATTTGCCTTTTATTTTATAACCAAAAGACAGCATTTTATCCACTATGTGCAAATGTTGATCACTAATTTCAAACAACACTGAAGTTGCATTTTTTAATGTTTCTGTAGCACCATTTAACACATTAGATTCATATCCATCTACATCAATCTTTATATGAGTGGGTTGTTTTAGTAACAACACAACATCATCAAGTGTTTTTTGTACAACACCATGAGTGAACTGCCCTTCTTGATCGATGACATTGTCTGCAACTCCTGGATGATAATTCTTGATGTTGATGTGTGAAAAGTTTGTGTCCTGACCTAGTCCAACACAATAAGCAGTGACGTTTTTAAAATTGTTTATGTTGATATTTTGACACAATAAAAAATAGTTGCCAGCATGTGGCTCAAATGCATATGTTTGAATGCCTAGCAAACCGGCACTTATTGTGTAGATACCTATATTTGCGCCAATGTCAAAAAATACAGAATTTTTGGACATTGAACCGATCCACTCTATAGTTTCAGGCTCTTTGGTGAGTATTCTCGATACTCTGCTTTGTACGTAGGTGGGTTCATTTTTTAAATTTACAAATGAACAAGATTTATTAAAAACTTTTGCTGTAAAATTTTTATCTGATGTTGTTCTTAGTTTGGGCACAAGTGACTACCAGCCACCATCATCTTTTGCAATTTTATCTTGTACAGTGTCACCTAGTGATGCTTCGTATTCTGCTCTTGCATCAAGCCAGTCTTTAGCATAAGGTACATCTTGTAGATGATCGAACCAAGGACCGCCTTCTGTGTAATGCAACATTTTTGGTGCACCATCAGTTGGCTCTTCATACCAATCAGTTAGCCAGTTCCATTCATGTGATAGTTGACCTACTTCGTTATCAGCACACCAAACAAATCTGTGATGCCATAATCCATCGTTGCTGTTGAGTGCATTAAGATCTAGCAGTTTATTAGCAGGGTGTTCGCAGTTCCACAACACACATGATGACCAGTTCTTTCTTGGATACTGCAACTGTTGTTTGCCATCCATTTTTGTGCCTTCTTTTGGTGTGTAATCATGCTTAGCAACCATGACAGCATAGTTGTCATTTGCTTGATTGAAGAGATCCTTAAGATCTGCTTTGCACAGGAAGTCACAATCAATAAACAGTGCCCATCCTTTGTATCCTGTAAGATATGGAACCATAAATCTGCTGAATGTAAATTCTGTTGATGCTTTTTTATCCGCGTCACGAGTGTATGCACCAATTTCTTTTAGTGTATCTAATTTAAGTGGATATACTTTAACGTCGGGGTTATGTTTTTGGATAGTGTATTTTGCTACCTGGTAGGCTATGTCTTCTCTGGAATCCCAGCCTATGAATACTTTCATTTCTGTCATGTCAATTTATATAGTAATATATCTGTTGCCAGTTGTCAACCTTGACAATGCGTTTATCATCATATGATGCATTGTATGAATGACGCATAAGAAATGTTTTTATACCCATGGAAGCACCTACTAGAGCATTGGCCCATTTGTCTTCTACCCATATACATTCTTGTCCCCTATACTTTTCCAACCATTCTTCTTTGCCTTGCCCGAATCCAACTGTGTCTAGGCGATTAAACACATTAGGAAAAAACATTTCAAGATTTCTTTTCCTTAATGAAATAGCATATGGATCATGTCCCATTGCTGTGCAACCATGCACTTCCCATCCTTCTGCTGACAGTCTATTAAGAGTTTCTGCGGCATCACGCAACGGTTCCATGTATCCGAACCAGGCTGAATGATTGTGTGCCTGCATTTCTTTTTCTATGTGAGCATAGTCACTGTATTCAGTAGGATCATTGACACTTTTGCCTGGATGGTAAAATTCTAGATATTTGTTAAATTGTTTGCTCCAATCCAAACAAACTCCGTCTATGTCAGTTAGTATTATTTTTGTCATTGTACTCCTTCATGCACAAACAATTTGTCTGCCCTGTTTATATGTCCTATTGATTTATAGCCTAGTTCCCGCAAATACTCTGTGATGTCACGTGCATAATATCCATATCTTCTTGTCAATTTTTTACCTTTATGATATTCACAAACAATTACTGGTTTGTCTCTCGCAATTGTTTCTCTAGCTCCTTTTATTACATGCAACTCATATCCTTCTGTGTCTATCATCATCAATCCAATATTGGTTATGTTCAGCGAGTCAAGTGTTTTTATATTTTGTGTTTTATCTTCTTGATTTTTTGTATCCACATGTGTGCCTATGTCTCCTACTACTGCCCATCTCTTTATTTTACCATTAGTCTTTCTTTTTAATTTTTGCACTACATTTGTAATGGCTACAGATTTATTATCTTTGCCTAGTCCATATGGATGAAATGTAGCATTTGTAACATTGAATTTTTTCATGTTAAGTTTTGCACACTCGTGTACGTGATTATCAAAGTCGAATGCGTGTACGTGTGCAAATTTACTGCACAAGAACTTCGTAGTAAATCCATAATGACAACCTATATCTAACGCCACACTTTTGTTTTTCACAAATTGATTAATTAATCTATCAATTGCGTCATAATCTTCTTCGACTATGTTTGAGTTTTGTTCTAATAATTTTTTATATAAAGGTGTCTTATCACTGATATCCCACCCATAATAATCATATGTGTCCACTCAGTTATTATACAGGATTTGCATGTGCTGTCAATACATTACCACCTTGCACATTGAGATAGTTGTGATCTTCCCACTGATGATGTAACACTTGATACCATCCCCATTCAGCACCCATAAGATTTTGCTCGTTAAAAAGTTTTTCCACATTCTGTAATTTGTATCTAGGATGAAATATTATGTGGTCCCAAAGATATGGTCCAGGACATCTTTTACAGTCTTGATATGTGTGTATCTTTAATGGAGCATCAACATCAATACCAGGAGCACTTCCTGCAATGCCAATAACAGTTTGATCTTTCACAGTTTTTTCCAACAAAGGCATAAAATCTTCCTTTAAACTGAGTAAAGTGTCATATCTTAACTTTATTATAGTTTTGTATTTTTCTGGAAGTGTTTTGGTCAACCAATAGTGTGCAAGTGTCTGTTTGGAATTGTGTTTCGTTTTTTCATACAATCCTGTTCTCTTGTAAATTTTACCTACAGCAGGTTTTGTGTATCTGCGCCATATATGGCAGTCTGGTTTGTATTTTGTTTCTGTAAGATTATGATAGTTGTAAACAGGCTCTTCAAAAAAACGACAATCTTCTACTTCTGGTGCTTCATAACCTTGCCACTGCATGTAAAAGGTATCAAATGGAAAAACTTTTTTTGCAATTTCTAATGCTTTTTTGTATCCCGGTCGAGCAAGTCCTGAGACGCAAACAGCAATCTCATCAGATTTCATTATTTTATTAGGCCCCATTTAGCAATTGCTTGTTCATACTCATCTCCGCCAGTTTTGTCTACTGATTGACGCATGGCTTTTGCTCCTGCCAAAGTGCCTCCTGGATGTCCATGTATTGCTCCACCTACATTTGCAATAAAATCATTGCCAAACTGTCTCACATTTGCTTGTACCAACCCAGGATGCATTCCACAACTGAGTGCTGGCACGACATTGTGGTTGTGCAGTGTTGAAATAGTTTTTTTAAGATCGTCTTCATCATCACTAAGATATCCTCCCCACATGCCTGCGTGTATGGTATCAACTCCTTGCATTCCAGCCAACTGACAGATAACGTTCCAGTCTATACCAAATGCATGTCTAGTATCTGTAATAACTTTGTCCCCTGACTTCTGAAAGTGTATAAACAACGGAAGATCAAGTCTACGTATTGCTCCATATACTCCTAGTCCTGCCCAAAAGTTTACGTGTACAGCATTTCCGCCTAATTCTGAAACTTTAGTGGCTCTTTTTAATATGTGATCATGATCACCATTTATACATACAGCATATACAACTTTTTTACTCTGTTTTGCCATCCAATCTGCAATTAATGGCACCCTTTCTTCTATTGGACAAAAACTTGGATTACTCATAATTTCATCTTCTTTAATAAAATCACATCCTCCGTCTACAAGTTCTTTCACCATGTCTAATAGTGTATTTGCATCCATGCCTGTTTTTGGTTTAACAATTGCTCCGGAAAATGGTTTGTCATACTGCCCGGTATATTCTCTCATGCCAGAGATACCATATTTTGGACCTAAAAATTTAGATTTTATCTCTGCAGGAAATTCAAGGTCTATCAATCTACAAGAATCAAATGTGTCTATGTCCATTTGTCCGCCCATCAATTGGCACAGCAAATGACTTATGCCGTCACCTTCCCAGTCTGTGTTGATAATAGGAAAAGCAATTTTAACTTTGCCTTCAGTCAACCCTTTCAAATTATCTTTTTCGTGGACAATTACACAAGATGATCGTTCAAAAAGTTCTTCGGTTTCCCAACGGTTTCGCACATTTGGATTTCCAACACTTTGACCAATTGCTAAATCCCATGAAACTTTCCTTAGGTCAGCATTTCTTGATTTCATAAAATATGTTGCGATAACATATTTGCTTTTGTCTATGTTAGGATTATAAAATTGCATTATTTCGACCTATTATGGTTTAAGAATGTATCAAGTTCTTCTGGTGTACCCATGCCCCACATTTCATCAACCATGCTTGTTAATATTTTTTTGCCATCTTGTACTGCTTCGTTATACACAGGACACACATAAAATTCATTATTGGTTCGAATGTTTTTTTCTATCATTTGATCTGCATATTTTACAAAGTCTGAACCTTTACGCCAATGATATATGCCGACAGTGGCATTTGTAGATATAGGATTTTTCTCAGCAACTTCAGTCACATATCCGTCACCGTTAATTTTTGCAAATGAATGTTTTGGATGCACACTGTTGAAAGTTAATATACCACCATCAACACCTTCATGATTGAATTCGCTCAATGTTTCAAAAGCATTCCATTCGATATATTGGTCAGCATTAGAAATTATTAATGGTTCATCATTGTCTATCAAATCTCTTGCAGTTAACACAGTGCAGGCCGCACCTTCAGTCATGCCCTCTAGTTGCACAATTGTACATCCTGGCGCAATTAAGTTTAACAATGACTCTAAATTATATTTTTCGTAGTGTGCTTTTTGCACTAAAAAAATATAGTGACCTTGTATGTTTAAATTGTTTACAACCTTTTGTATCATTGGTTGACCTTCTACTGCAATCAACGGTTTGGGAAAAGTGTATCCGGCTGATTGGAAACGTGATCCGGCTCCAGCCATAGGTATTATTATGTTCATTTTTGATCCTCTAAATGTTTATACTTGGAAACGTAGTCACTGCACAGTCCTGAACATTCTAGATATTCTGTTTCTGTAAGTTGATCTGGATGCACAGCAATGGTGTTTTTTCCTCCTAGTTGACCAGGAAATGCCCAAATATATCCTTTTGATGTTAGTGTGTATTTGTCTGCATGATGATAAAAACAGTGTATACCTTGTGCAACCAGTCCTTCTAAAGCATTGAAAGTCTTAGCATGACACCAGATTGAGTTTATTTTTAACCATGTGCTTGATACCAAATGGTCTGGTTTGTCGTGTCCCAGATAAAAGCCGCTTACCTCTGTGGAGTATACATCAACCTCAACATGATATCCTTGATCTAGTGCTTCCTGAATATACTGTGGTGTATTTTCTCTTTCAGGTATTTTTCCGTTGATGTTACCTCTGTGTGATATCAATATCATTATGTACGTATTTAATACAAATTAATCTTGCCAAGGCTCATCTATTAGTAATTCTTTCTTATCCTCTTTGTAGTTTTCTGGTGAGTATTCGTTGGATTCTGGTAATGGATCTTTCTTTTTAGTAATCACAGGCCATATCTCTGAACGTTCTGCATTGAACTTCATCCAATATTCTAATTCTGTGCCACCAACTGTGTCAGGAGCAATTGCTCCTACAGGACATTCTGGTTCACATACTCCGCAGTCGATGCATTCATCGGGATTTATAACTAGTGTGTTTTTGCCTTCATAGAAACAATCCACAGGACAAACTTCTACACAGTCAGTGTGTTTGCATTTGATACACTCTTGGCCTACTACATAAGTCATACTACTATCTATCCTTTAGCATTTGTTATAAATTGGGCCATCTTGCTCTACAATATTTTTGTATATGACTGTCTTTGCGATGCTTTCTTCCACCTGCAGGATGTATAAAATATGCAGTCTTATTATTAGGCACTAATTTGTCTCGCAGTTTAAAGTTCCATTTTTGTGATACTTTTTCATGTTGTACTCCAGAGGCTATAAATGCCCAATTGATAATTTGTCCATCATCCCACGAATCCAACATCCTAAAATTTTTAATGTAAGGTCTTAAACATCTTGCACTGTGTTTGGTTAACCCAAATACTCCTGTCTGGAAAAATCTTTCTACACAGTCTGCAGGATTCAATTTTTTATATAGACTGTGTTTTACGTTTGCTTGCCACCATTGCTGACTGCTGGAGTTGTACTTGGGATATATTGCAGTTTTCATAGACACAGGATTTGAATGTTCTTCGAAAAAATTTGGCACAGACTCATGTACAATTACATCTGAATCAACATGCAAAATTTGTTCATATTTGTTCCACCAAGTATCATCTAAAATTAAATCAAATCTTTCGAACACTGGATGTTTTATATTTTCTAGTTTTGGTTGATTTATTACCACATGATCAATATCATATTTTTTACAGTATTCACCAATGCTGTGTGTTGAGTACTTTATTATGTCAGATCTTGTCAAATTGTTGAATCGTGGATCATCATATTTGTTAGAGTCTACATCGTATTGTATTATTGCGTTTTTCATCGTAGTTTAATTGCCCTGTAGTTTTGATTATATATCCAACTTAGTTTAAAGTATATTACATCCATTTCATTTTGCAAATATAAAAAATTATAATATGAATCACCATCAATGTCATTCTCTACTAACCATGCATCATACTGCGATTTTATTTTGAATGCACGATTAACCCCATTAGGCCAACCGCCCACAGGAATTTCAATTCTCCAACTATATTTTGAATCAAAATCTTTAGAATTTTGACTTGCCATGTTTTAAGTACCAATTAGTAGCGTGTAATCTTTGCATGGTATCTGGCGATATTTTTTTATAATTGTGTAACACTTCGCTAGCCATAGTCCAGTATAAACTGATGTACACATGTTTTGATTCCGCAAATATGTCTATAAATTTTTTGAATTCGTTCATAAACCAATTGTGATTAAATTCGCCCGGAGTGTAAAAAGTTTCTACACAAGGAAAATGCTTGACCGTATCTGCTATTTCGTTTGATGTGTAATACGCTATCTGTTTTTTAAGCCATTGCACATCAGTCAAGTCAAACCAAGTGTCGTAATTAATATCATCGAACTGTATGCTGTGCCACATATCATACCATTCTTTGTTTAAAAAAGGAGTGTATGTGCAATTGTATAACTCGTCTTTGGTTAGTGATGGCCCTATATTGTGTTCTAGAGCAGGAGAAAATAACTGATGTTGGCCATGATCGCAATTTGCTAATTTAGCATATTTTTTCCAAGTATCGCTATATCTGCCATTTAGGTAATCATAGTTGTTCAACATTGAATAAGGAAAATTATTATTTTCTAAAAATTTAGCATGTGTTTTTGGAATCATTCTATCCCATGTGCATTGGTTGTGTAAGAATAAATTATCACCACCGTTGGCTTCTATTATACATGCGCCATCGTAATTTTTTGATCTTGAATTTACAGATTGCAATGTCCACGTGGCTTCTACATGATGATTTGTTTGTGGAATAGCATAGTTGTCCGCACTACAATAATCAGTTATTGGGTTTATTCCGTCATTGTATTCACTTGACACATCTACATATTCAAACGGAATGCCTAATGTATCACAAATTTTTTTTGCAGTAATCTCGTATGTCAGTTTGTTATAATATCCGTCTACATGAACGTTTATCATTGAAAATCCAGTAAAATTTATCTTGTTATGATACAACCATGCCGCACACATCGTTGAGTCTATGCCACCACTCATTGCCAACCATATATTGTCTGTGTTTGCATGTTCCACAATAGAACGCATCTGTCGATCAAATTTTTCCAATGCATAAGTTTGATAATCTTTTATGGTAAATTTGCTATCAGATGACCAATTGTTGGGTGGTATATAATCCAAAGTGCGTATAATTTGATCACACACTTGTACCTTTTTTGTATCAAATCTAGAATTACAGTAGAATGCTCTTTGATTAAACATATTTTCATGTTTTACAATATCCAAACTTTTCCAAAAATTTTGCAATTGTTTGGGAGATGTAACCACAGTGTCCTGTAGACTCAACGTCCAGGGCCACCAGAATAGTTCTTTATTTGCATCAAACATAAAAATAGTTAGTTGGCGGAAGGAGTGAGATTCGAACTCACGGAAGGCTTGCACCTTCGACAGTTTTCAAGACTGTTGCAATCAACCACTCTGCCATCCTTCCTTTTGGTGCCGCGTGCCGGGATCGAACTGGCCACCTGATGATTACAAATCAACTGCTCTACCAAATGAGCTAACGCGGCGTGCTTTTAATTATAACTGAGAACAGTGTGTTTTACAAATTAGATCCGCAGTATTATAATCTTGTGCATTTTTTACAAATTGTGTATGACAAGGCAAAAATGCAAAATTTTTATCTGTTATATGCAACCTGTTTTTAAAGAATACAGTTTTTCTTTTGGTTCTATGAGCCGCTGTATAACAACATGGATATAAAAACCCTTCTGCGTCGATGTATATTTCTTTTTCTTTTATACAATCTGGTTGCATATCTTGCCCCACACTTTGCTTGGTAACATATGTAGCATCTGGCATATAACTTTGAACACTGTCATCTTGCCATCTGTGACTTTTAAGAATTTTAAATTCATCAATGCCTAATTTTTTGGACAATTGTTGTGCTTCCTGTATTTGATCTTGATTGTATTTGAACACAATGTATTGCCAACAAGTCTGCACATAAGATTGGCTGGTGATTTTGATTGCTTGTTCTACCTGTTTCCAGTTAGAGTTAATTCTATAGACATGATTGTTGCTAGGCAAGCCGTCGATAGCAAAAGTAATTTTATCTTTCACAGTCAAGAAAGAACATAATTCTTTCCAAAATTTTGGAGTTTTTGCTGAGCCGTTTGTATGTATATGGAGTGTGCTTCCTATGGCTTTTAATGCTTGTACTAGATAAATGAACTTTGGATGGTAGATAGGGTCACCATTATTTCCACAAAGTGTTATGTGTTGATTAGTAAATTTGTTGTCTAAAAAAAAATTTATAATCTCATCAACATCTAAATCATGTATAAGACTTTTTTTAAATGTTTTCTTAAACCAAGTTCTGTCACAGCCTGGGCATTCTAAAGTACATCTTGAAGTTGGTTCAATATGCCATTTTTGTGGAGTGTACATACATTTATGTACCTTATATTTGATCTATGGTTTGTAAAATAGTATCCATAAACTGCTTGTAATCCTGATCAGAGATGATATAAGGCAAGCAATAACACACACTGCTGATATTTTCACTACCAACTTCTAGCATATAACCTTTTTCACGCATTGCTTGTACAAATTTGTATGCAACAGTCATTCTTTTAAACTGCACAGCACCCATACAACCTATATGTCTGTGTTCAACTAGTTTTTCATGGCTTAGATGAATATCGAATCTTGAATGATCAAATCCTTTTTTACACAGTTTCAACATCTCTAGACCAACTGCACTACCAATTGGATGTCCGCTGGCAGTAAAACCATGGTTGAAAAACTTTATCTGATCACTGACTTTTTTGTTTAACAGTGTAGCAGATAACGGAAAATAACCATTACTGATGCCTTTGCCTAAGACTAAAATATCAGGTTTGAAATTGTAA